TCATTTTATTGAGAACGGCATGAACACCCGAACCGGCCGGATTCCAAAGAAGGAACGTCGGTGAGGTAGTGGTCGATACAGGGATGACCACTCCACCGACCGCCGTTGAACCGATATAGCATTTGCCACCAAGGGCAAGCTGTTGAAAATAGCTCATTCACACCACCTCAAATGCTGCCCGACGCTTCGAGCGATTGCGACACATAGAAGCTCATCGTGCCGGTGATGCTGGCGATGTTGAGCCGAACAAATCGCCACGGCGTGAACAGTTCGTCGTACTTGCTCGCCGAGCTGCCGACCGGAAATTCCTTATGCGTGAACCAAACCGGCGTGACGGCCGGATCGTTCACGTCGTCGAGGGTCATCTCGACGCTATAGGTCGCCTCGCCGCTGAGGATCGCGACGGCGAGGGTGCACGATGTGAGGGGCAGAAAATCGAGAACTTTTGGTTCCTGCGGCCCGAGCGTGACCGTAGCCGCGCTAAAATTCTGGCGGGAGGGATTACCCATCGCAACGCCCTCCCTTATGCGACGGGTTTCCCATTAGCGCTTGCCGCCCTTGAGGCTGGCGCGGGCCGAGCTATAAGGGCTCGTGTCGCTGCCGACACCACCGCCGCCGGCCTTGGCCGCCTTGATCACCTTCTTGTTGCCCGACACGACCGTCGAGACCTTGCCGCCCTTGCCGGGCGACTTGCCACCCTTCGGTGCTGTACCCATGATACTTGCTCCTATGAACGCCAGCGCGTGGCGTCGGTTTTCACAAACTTCCGACCACCCGATCGACCGAGCCCCGTAAAGGCCGCACCAGGCGAACGGAAATCGATAGTTTCCGAACCGGGCGGATAAACGTCACTTGTCGTTTGTGTACCATCATCGGTGTGATGGAAGTACTCGACAATATCACCGATTTCGGCCGACGCAGGAAGTTCGACAGCTTTGTTGCCGACGCTCACATCGGCAAGCACGATCATGTGATTCGAAACGCGCGGAATAGGGGTGCCTGTCCCACTACCCGCCGTGATGTTTTCAATCACGATACCATGAACAATGATCGTCATTGTTACCTCTCACGTGCCGCGAATATATAATCGATTTGGCAGGTCTTTGCAGCAGCCTCGCCATTCTGGAAACCGAAGGTCACGGCAAGCTCGGTCGTCGGCAGCGCGGTCACCCCAACCGAGCCGACCGAGTTCCACACGCCGGTGCTGTCCTTGAGGTAGGCGGTAACGGCATCGACACCGTTATATTCGAACGCCACATCGTACCACGTCGCAGCAACAAGCGTGACGAGGTTGGCGCTCGCGGTGAGCGGGGTAGCGATCTTTTCCTGCAAGGTCAGTACAGCCGAGCCGTCAACCTTGAGGAAGAACACGCCGTCGGCCGCGTCGAGCGGGGTCGTGTCGGCGACGGCGAGACCGATAATGAAATCGGACTGTGTGACATCGCTCATCTGGAAACGAGCGGCAAACCAGACGCGCTTTCCGGCGACAAATGTGAAGGTCTCGGCAACAGCCGGCGTATCAGCCGTTCCCTTACCACCCTGCCACTGCGCCATAAGGCCGTCGTCTTCGTTGCCCGCCGTGGTGATCAGCAACACACCATTCGCAGCATCGGAAACGGCACCTGAGGTGGTACCGGCACCCGCGTCGATGAGAGTCACCACCCAATCGCCATAGGCAACCGGCGTGGTTGCAGCGTTCTGGTTGAACCGATCGAAGTCGGTGAAAAATTCGTAATACTGTGCCGGCCAGGGCATCGGCACGCGCGCGCCGAAGCTGTCGATATCGGCGTTCGTCACGCCGCCAGGGAAGACCGTAGGAACGAAATTGCCCATGTGAGGCGCTCCGGTGCTGGTGTGTTTGGACAGGGCGGCCCGAATTGACCGCCCCGCTTTCAGGCCCCATCAGGAAGTTGGCGTTTGGCCCCACATGCACCGGGGGTCGTTGTAGAAAAATCCGGCGCGCTCATAACCTTTCACGAGCAGATTATCGGTGATAAAATCACAAAACATGTCAGTCTCGTAGGCGATGCGCTGCAGATGGATAAGCCCCTCGATATCGGTCTTGAGGAACCACGCATATGCGCTCGTAAAGTAATCGAACACCATGTATCCACCCGGCAGGCCGCCGGACAGGCTGAGGATAGCGTTCACGTCGTTGTTGCCGGTGCCGGGCCGCAGCTCGGTCTTGGTGAGGCGGATGGCAACGTCTTCGAGATCGACCGGCACGCACAGGGTGCGTGCGCGAGCACGAACTTTCAAGCCGGCCTCATCGACGAAGTTCTTGCGCACCGACTTCATGCCGGTGGTGAGCGACGCCTCGTTGAGGTTCATCTGCGTTGAGGTCGTGTTAGCCCACGTGCCGTAGTCGTATGGATGCGCAGTGCTCAGCAGTGCCACGCCATCGCCGCCGAGATTGGCATTATAGGTGGTGGCGTTGTTGAAGATGCCGGCCGCCTCGACCTCCCAATATTCGCTGAACGACTTGTTCAGGCCGAGGTTGGTCGGCATGAACTGCGAGGCATAGAGGTTGTCGTCGATGGCCTTGCGTGTGATCGCATAGCCGAGACCGACCTCGACCGGCTCCATGTTGTAGACGAACCGCTCGCCGGCGTTGTTATCGAAGGACGTTGGACCGCCTTCAAACTTCAGCACGGCCATCGGCAGGTAGCGAGCCTGCACGGTGCGCTCGAGCTGCATGTTACTCTGCGCAGTCTTGAAGACGCGCGACCACTGGCGCTCGATCTGCCGGTACTGGCCGGTGACGTTCATCAGGCCGGGCAGCAGCAGATCGCGGATTGCGGCGATATTGATTGACATGTGATTGACCCTTTAACGAGTAATTGCCGCGCTTACGCCAGACCAGCCAGACCGGCCGCATTGAACTCGAAGACGCCCCAATTGTAATTACCGGTGTCGTCGGTTCCGTTAGGCCAGGTCGGCGCACGCTTCGACCACAGGTCGATCAGCCGCCAAGGCAGCGTCGCGGTCGTTGCCGCACTTGCGGTGATAGCGCACTGCGACCGGCCGCCGCCGATGGTCACGGACGGCGCCGTGTAGGCGATTTCCATGTTGCCACCGATCATGGCGCGCGTGAATGGGCTGCTCGCGGCCTGCGCGACGATCTGCACGGGCGGAAATCCTTCGAGGGGCACATACAGCACCTCGATATCGCCGGTATTGTCACCGCCAGGCCAATACTGCGTGACCACGCGACGACGCTGTGAAACGCTGAGATATTCGAAACCCCAGGCAATACCCTTCCACAGGTTCTGCGCGACCGCACCGGTTACGGCGCTCAGATATCCGGAGGTCAGTTGCTCCAGACCGTCGCCGCGAGCGCACACCTGCGTGTTGGTCGAGACGAACAAACCGCGCTGCAACACCATGGAAGGTGTCGCGTTGTTCTGAATCTGAATGGGGTTGAACCCAAAAGGCGAATTCGTGTTTGCCATGGTGGCGAACTCCATAAGGGTGGAGCTTCGATCACCCGGCGCGGGTCCGATGCATTAGGGGTGTTACATTCACACCCCCGGCAGCGTGCTCGGCGGTGTAATCCCCGCGACCCTTATGCCGCAGTCGCGGGGCAGTCTGTGGTTAAGGCGGGACACTTAGCGGCGTGGTCCCTGTGATTCTCTAATCGTCGTCGCCGACAGCAAGCGGCCGGTCCGGCAGCAAAGAAGGCGGTGCACCTTCGACGGTGCGGCGGATCTTGCGGCGTGCATCGTACCGTCCGTCACCTGAAACCATGCCCTCGTCGAAACCGTCAGGCAATTTGCGTGCGCCGAACTGTTCCGCTTGCGCTTGCTTTAATTCATAAGCCGAACGACGTTCTTCCGCAAGCGCCTGGTCATTAAGTTCCTTTGGACGGCAGCACAGCATCAATCCGTCGCGCTCGATCGACGTGCGGCCGGTGCCGACCCGATAGTGTGCCAGCACCCCCGGTGTTGCGAGCGGTCGCCATCCATTCTCATGATGGTCGGTCACGTTCGCCTCATCCGGCTTGCCGTGACACGATGTACGCACCCACTGCGCAACGAACCCCTGCGGAATGAGGTGTGACGGCACCTCGAATTCGTTGCGGAAACCAGTCGAGCGAGCACGGCTAAGTACCTCGCCGTCGAGGCCGAGCACCTCACCGTTCCGTAATTCCCGCCGCGGCGCGGTGCCGGTCACGGCACGCTTTACCGCACGATCGGCCGCCGCGGCGGGGTCGCGTGGCTTGCGGCCGGGCTTGCCCTTCACCTTAGCGGCGGCTGGAATGGGCGGTGTGGGCGCTAAAGCGGAGGCCGGGGCGGCTGGGGTCCTTGCCATTTTTCTCAATCTCCATAAGATTCTTTGCGTATTCCTTGACGGTCATGCCCATATCGACCGCCATCTTACGCTGCGCAGCGGTGAGCATGATTTCCGTCGGTTTGCCGCCACCACCACGACTGCCGGTCGGTGCTGCGGTCTGCGGCCGAGCGGCGGCCGGCTTGGCACGTTTGGTCGGCACTTCGGCAAACCCCATTCCCTTGTCGAGATAATCGAAAAACTCCGGCGTATCGACCTGGATACCCTCGGCCATGGCGAGCTGTGCAAGACCTTGCGCCTTCATGCCCGCCCGCTGATTGCCCTCGATATGCTTACGGTGCTTGAGCAGCCACTGCCGCGACGGCTCGGTAAACTCTTTGATACTGGAAGCATACGGGTCCGCATCGGTAGCAGCCGGCTGCTTGGTTTTCGGTGCGCGCTTACGCTCCTCGATCTCGGCCGACAACTCATCGTCGGCGAGTTCGAAACGATCCTGGTCCTGAATGGCCTTGGAAAGCTTCGCGGTCGCTTTGGCCACGGCCACATGATCACCGGCCGCACTGGCGATGGCAATCTCGTTTTCCGCATCGATCGCGCGCTGCTTGGCGCCGGCAAGCGCCTGCTTGAGCACAGCCGATTGCGAGATGACGGTATCCGTCTCGCTATCCTCGGCGCGCTTTTCGAGCGCGGCATTACGCGCCTTAAGCTCGTCGAGCTGCCGCTGCATGGTGGTGAGCTGTTCGCCGTCGTCTTCCAGCTCATCCTCTGGCTCGTCGACCTCACCGTCACCAGCATCGACCGGTAGCGGATCGTCCTCGACCTCGGCCGGATCCTCATCGACCACGACGATATCGTCGGGCTCATCCGATTCCACCGGATCAACTACGGCATTTTGACGGGCCGCATACAGATCGGCGCCGCTTCCCCGTTCGCCTCGTTTCCTACTCATAGGCTCACCAGATGCTTGACGGGTCAGCGATCACGCCGACGATGCTGTCGTCGTTGATGAAGCGGCAATGCACGCCTTTGCCCGGTCCGACGGCCAGACCGCAATCCCACGAATCGGATGTACGAAAAAACACCCAATCGCCGACCTTTGGAACACCATGATAATCCTGCACCAGATCGACCTCGGCGCCGGGCTCATCCATATCGCGCACGATCTCGTCGAAGTCGAAAGCGACCGGGCCGATTTTCAGCACGAGGCCGACCTTGCCCTGGTATTTGCTTTCGTCAGTGCGAGACTGCGGTTTGATGATACCGCCCGCCGACACTTCCGCCTCAACGTACGTACACACCAGCACCCGGTTCCGCAGCACACGGATGCCCGGCAGCAGGTCGGACAGATCGGCGATGATGGCGGCTTTCTGCTCGGCGGGCGTCACGCAGCGCGCGTAACGGTTCGTATCGATTTCCATGCTACTTCACCACGGATTCGAGTTCATCGGCACGATATGTGGCACTGTTCATCACGCCATCAACGAACCACGAGCATTGCACGAATACCTCCCGCACCACCATAACCGGCGCGTCCGGTCGGCGAACAATCCGCAGTTCATCACCGTGAGAATCATATCCGGCAGCACGCACGGACATGCCCGGCTTTACGTCTTCAATATTCATTCCTCAACCTTCTTGGCTATCTTGGGCAGCGCGCCCATTACATCCTTGAGCGCCTGGCGGTATGCCCGGCGCTCCTTGTAATTCTCAGGGGTAACGCCCCCGTCGAGAATATCTGCCGCCCTTATGGCGATCTGTTCGGCAAGCCATTGCTCAACGGCCTGCTGCATCTTGGCGGCGCTAGCCACGGGCTACCCATCCGAGTGCAGCCGCCGCGACGAGCAATATCCAGAAGTATGGCCACCAAATCGTGATCATTTCTTGCGGTTTCCGCGCGCCGCGGCGGCCTTTGCCAGCCGACCGAGCCCGCCCTCGGCGCCACCCTTGACCCGGCCGCCCTTGGCGAACGGCGGGGGCGCGCCCATAGCTTTCATGGCCGCTGCACCGCCGGGAGGCATGGCCGCAGCGCCCGGAGGCGGTCCGGGCGGGGGTGGCGGAGGCGCGGGGGGCATTGGGGCCGCCACGGGCCCTGTGGGGGCCGCTGGCGCGGTAATAATGTTGATGGTGGTCTTGCCGCCCGCCCGCTTGGTGGCAACCCGGCCACCATCGGCGTAGCATTTGCCGCCCCCGGCCTTGTATTTGGCCGAGGCTTTGCCCTTGATTTCGCTGTACTTGCTCATCACTTGCCCTTCGGTTTGCCGCCACCGGGGGCGGGTTTCGGCTTCATCTTGGCGACCGTCACCGTGTTCTCGCGGCTCGCCTCGCCCTCGGCCGCCTGATGCATCCGGTCGGCCTCGGCCTGCTCGTCGGTCTGCTGCGCCTTGTAAAGTTCAAGCGCGCCGTGCTGCGTGCGGTCTTCGTCGTCGCCGCGCGATTTCTCGGTAAGCTCGGCGACCTTGACCTCGGCCTTCTGGTCTTCGATTTCCTTGCGCGTGCGGATATCAATGAGCTTGACCTCATTGTTTTGCTGCGCGATGCGCTCGCGTGCCTGTGTGTCCGCAATCTTGGTCTGCGCGACGGTCTGCGCGATAGCAAGCGACGGGTCAGGCGGCGCGGCGCCGGGCGGCGGGGGTGGCGCAAAGAAGCGCTCCGGATCTTCCACACCCATCACGGTGAGCGCGTACTTGTCGACCTCATAGCCGTTATAGCGCTCCGGTGCGCGGTCGGCCATCATCACCACACCCTGCGCTTTGAGCAGGCGGTGCATCTGCGTTGGTGTGTTCGGGTCGGCCACCGGCACGAGCTTATAGTTATCGATGGCATCGAGCAGTTCCTGCTTTTCCCACGGCTCGTCATCATCCGCAAACACGCGCACGAAGCTGTCGGGATCTTCGCGAATGAGTTCGATGAGCACTTCGAACTCCTCGGATTGCGACTGATGCCCGCGCATGTGCACCGCGGATATCATCTTTGCCGCCTGCTCGAGCATGGCGAGCGTCGTGCCGACCGGCGCGTCTGCCTTTCCCTCGGCGAATGGCGCATTGGCCGTGCCACCGACGCGCGCCGCAGTATCGCCGACATCCTTCACGAATGCTGGGAAGGCCGGGCCGAACTCCTTGTACGGCAGCGACATGATCGACTGCCGGATATCCTCGCTGCCGCCGATATCGACGCCCGCCCCTTCACCAGGCGCCACGCGGAAATTATTCTCCATCTGCCGGTCGCCCTGTTTGGCGTACAGGAAACCGGGAAAGTTTGCGAACATGCCGTTGTCCAGCATGATACGCCATGCGGCCGTCAGCGCCGATGTGGTGTTTGCCAGCACGCCGAGCAGCCCGGTCGCATAGAAACCGAACATCGGGATAAACCGATAGGCGATGAACCGACGCCGCTCGGTAAAATTCTCGTCACCATTACGCCAGTTGCGCCGGATTTCGAGCACGGCCCGGCTGTCGTGCTCAATCGTGACGATGTAGGGGCGCGGCAGGCCCGTCGGCTTGCCCTTCTCCATGTGCAGATCGCCGGGCATGTCGAGTTCGCAGCACACCTCGTACACGGTGTACTCGGCATCCTCGACACGATCGCTGTTCGGCTTGATGCCCGCGATAGATTTCGTCTTGCGCTCGATTTCGGTGATGTTGTCGGCCGGCGTGATCAGATCGACACGCCGATATGCACCGACATGCATCATGCGTGCCATCACGCTCTGCCGCATCTTGGTTCGATGCGTCTTGCGCGCGACGTCACTGAGCGACTTCGCGTCGTTCGATACGATGAAATCGCCCGGCGCGATGCTGTCGCTTACAGGCGCGCGCCGCAACGGGCAGTGAAACACCTTCTTAAAAGTCGTGCCGCCATATCCCCACTGAAAAAACATCTGGTCGGTGTCGGGATAATATTCCGGTCGCTTCTTGGTCAGATAGCGATTGAACGCCTTTTCGAGCTTGGTCGCCTGCGCATCGGTGATGGCGGTTTCCTTGCCCTGATTGTCGATCTTCACCGGCCCGGTTGCCGGCAGCATCTCGGCAAGCGCGTTCGAATGGAACATGATGCAGGTTTCGAGCAGCACCGGGTGATCGACTTGGCTTACACCCTCGCCGCTGGCATCGCCCCGCGGCTGCTTGACCTCAGTGCCAAGCAGCGACATACCACGCTCGTAATTACCCATCCATACACGGCGGCTTTGAATGTCGGCCTCAACCCCCTGCAGCAGCTCTTCGGCGATGAGCGCGAGATCGGATTCATTCATATGCTCGGCGATATTCGCATAGAACGCGTCGTCTTCGTCTTCCGGCTCGTCTTCCTCGCGGGTCAGTAACTCCGGACCGCCGAAACGAATGATGACACCACCGTCGGCCGTCTCGATTTCCTCATAGTCGGTATCGATGGGCTCAGCCGTCGGCGCCGTCTCACGCATCTGCTTGGTGCGCTCGCTCATTCCCGTATCATCGGCGCGCATCGGCCATGCCATCAATCAC